CAGAAAGGAGATCACGATGGCACAGAAACAAACCCAAACCGTCACGATCAACGGCGTCGAATATGGCGAGGATGACCTGACCAATGAGCAGAAGATCATGGTCAATCACGTCGCCGATCTGGAGCGCAAGATCGGCAGCGCGCAGTTCAACCTTGACCAACTGCATGTGGGCCGCAACGCCTTCATGGAGATGCTGACCAAATCTCTGGCGCAGAAGGAAGACGAGGCATGACCGTCGCGTTCAACTGGGTGATCGAGAACTGCATCCACGACATCGACACCGGCTTCATCACCACCGCCGACTGGCGGGCCTTTGGCGTGGATGGCGACATCTCCGTCACCTCTTACGGGTCGGTCGGTTTTTCCCCCGACGGCTCCAGCGGCACTTTTATCCCGTACGATGAGGTGACCGAGGCCGAGGTTCTGTCGTGGGTGTGGGGAACCGTCAACAAGGACGCGACCGAAGCGGCGTTGGCGCTGCAGATCGACCTGATCAAGAACCCTGTGACGGCGTCGGGAACCCCGTGGCAGGCCTGACCCCCTACGCGCGGGCGTGATTTTGCGCTAATCTGGGGGCAGATCGGAGACGCCCATGATCGGCTTTGGCCCTATCGCATCTGCCCCCATCGCCGCCCTTGCTTTTACGGGGGAAAACGTCGCTGTCGGCGTCACCGGCGTTTCCGCCATCGGCGCTGTCGGTCAGGTGGCGGTGATCGGCAAATCCACCGTGTCTCTCACCGGCGTCTCGGCCAATGGCGAGATCGGCACGGCATCGGTCACCGCGCGCGCCGTGGTGCCGGTCACCGGCCTGCAGGCCGCCGCTTTGGTCGGCACCGTCACCACCACCGCTGGAGCCACTGTCACGGTGACCGGCGTTTCCGGCATCGGTCAGGTCGGTGTGGTCGGCACCACCTCGGCGTCAAATGTCTATGTCACCGGCGTCAACGGCACCGGTTTGGTGGGTCAGGTCACCATCATTGGCAAGGCGCAGGTGCTGGTCACGGGGGTGCAGGGCCTTGGCCAGATCGGGCAGGTAATTGGCAGCGCCGGAGCCAAAACCACGGTCACCGGCGTCTCGGCCACAGGGCAGGTCGGCATGGTTGCCGTGCTGACCAAGGGTGTCCTTCTGGTCTGGAACGGCTACTGGTGGCAATCTTATCCGGTGAAGGTCTGGAACGGGTCCGCATGGGTTCGCAAGCCGCTGCGCTATTGGAACGGAACCCGTTGGGTGTAACACCAACCTATGGTATAGTCGCGGCGAGATAGCGTGACAGGTAGACGACCCTCATGTATCTTGCGGTAGATTTATTTGCGACCCAAGGGCTTGAGGGACGATATGAGCGAAGACCGGCTGACCCGCATCGAGGACAAGCTGGACAAAATGTCCGAAGCCATCACCCTTCTGGCCCGCATGGAGGAGCGCATGGTGACGCTCTTTAAGCGCATGGAAAAGTACGACGAGGGACAGAACAAGCTGGTGTCGCGGATCGAGGCGGTCGAAAAGGTGACCATCCAGCGCGGCACAATTTATCAAGTCATCGACAAGGGCTTCTGGATTGTCTTCGGCGCGGGTGTCGCCTTTGTCTTGAAAAACTGGGGGGCATCGTGAACCAAGCCTACGAACTGGCCAAGAAAGAAATCGGGACGGTGGAATGGAAGGACGGCAGCAACCCTGTCGTTTTGGGCTATTACAAAGACGCCGGTCACCCCGAAATTAAGGACGACGCGACCGCGTGGTGCGCGGCCTTTGTTGGGGCCATGCTGAAGCGCGCGGGCCTGCCCAACACCGGTGCGCTGACCGCGCGCTCCTATCTGAACTGGGGTGACCCCGTGGCGCGGGCCGACGCGCAGGAGGGTGACATCGTCATCCTGTCGCGCGGCAATTCGGCGTGGCAGGGCCATGTCGCCTTTTTCGTGAAGGACAACGGCTCGACGCTCACCCTGCTGGGCGGCAATCAGGCCGATGCGGTGAACCGGCGCGCCTACAAGGTCACCAAGGACAACCTCTTGGGCATCCGGCGGATGGCCAAAAAGGAGCGCACCCATGTCGCGCAATCCACGACCGTTCAGGCCTCTGCCGTTCAGCTTGCGTCTGGCGTGGGGGGTGGCCTCGCTGCTGTGGGCGCTCTTGACGGGCGCGCTCAGATTGTGGCTCTCCTCCTCTGCACGGTGGTGGTCGCGGCGGCGGCGTGGGTGATGCGGGAGCGGATCAAGAAATGGGCGGATGGGGTGCGCTAATACGGCATTGGAAGGTCGCGGTACTGGTGACTGTGGCCTTTGTTTTGGGACTGTTGCGTCTGCGCGCGGCGTGGCTCGATGCCGCGCTGGCACGGGCCAGATCGGAGCGGGATCGGCTGCAGGCCTACCGCGACACGCGAGAGGAGATCGACAATGCGCCGCATGGCAATGATCCTGACGCTGCTCGTCGCTGGCTGCACGAACGTGGGAAGGCCGAGCGGCCCTGACGGCGCGGCGCTCTGCGATGGCACGGCGGCTGCGCGCACGGCTCTGGCGGCGGCACTGGCTGAAGACGGGGGCGATGCTTCGGTGGTGGCGGGCGCGCGGCTGATCTCGCAGATCGACGCGGCTTGCGCTATGATGTAGCATCGCCCAAACCCAGAAGGTGGTGCCGTGGCCGGATTGACCTACAACACCTATGTGACCCAGATCGCCGAAATGGCGGTGGTGGCACCCGACGACGCGAATTTCGTGGCCATCCTTCCGGCCATGATCGACTATGCGGAACTCCGCATCTACCGCGATCTCGACCTGATGAACACCTCGACGGCCATCCACAGCCCGTCGATCAAGCTGGACGCGGGCAACCGCAACCTGTCCTTCCCGATGCAGCTGCCTGACGGCTCCGGCACCATCGTGGTGTCCGAGCAGATCAACCTGATCGTTCCGGCGGGCGAAACCGATCCCGATGCTGGCACCGCCACCCGCGTGACGCTGCAGCCCACCACCAAGGAATTCCTCGACACGGTCTACGGCTCCAACCTCGCCGCCAACCGGTCGCAGCCGAAATACTTCGCGCCCTTCAACGAGAACCTGTTTTTCGTGGGGCCGGTGCCGGATCAAACCTACTATGTCGAGGTGGTGGCGACCTACCGCCCGAACGCGATGTCTGTCACCAATCCGACCACCTTCATCAGCCAATATCTGCCCGACCTGCTGATCATGGCCTCGATGATCTACATCTCGGCCTATCAGCGCAACTTCGGCAAAATGTCGGACGACCCGCAGATGGCGCAATCCTACGAGGGCCAGTACCAGACCCTTCTGAAATCGGCGCAGGTCGAAGAGATGCGGAAGAAATTCGAGGGCGCGGGCTGGTCGTCGCAGTCGCCCGCCCCCATCGCTACGCCGTCGCGGGGGTGATAGATGCCCCACGCCTCCCTCAAACTGGTGCCCGGCGTTGATCAAAACCGCACCCCCGCGCTGAACGAGGCCGCGATCAGCCAAAGCAACCTGATCCGCTTCGTTCCGGATCGACAAGGGCTGGCATTGCCGCAGAAGATCGGCGGCTGGACGCGCTTCGTCAACCAGCCGATGGCCACCTCGGTGCGCGCGCTCTGGGCGTGGGCTGACACCAATGACAGCAGCTATCTGTCGGTCGGCTGCCTTGACGGCGTCTTCACCGTGGAAGGCACCAACGCCGCCAACCGGCAATCCACCAACCGGTCGCCGCAGGTTTACTGCGCCAGCCCCGCCATGTCGTTCAACACGGTGAGCGGCACCAACAAAGTCGAGATCGACGATACCGGCTCGAACATCTCAAACTACGACAGCATCTTTCTGGACACCCATGTCGCCATCGGCGGCTTGGTGCTGTTTGGCTTCTACTCTTGCACGGCAGCGACCGCGAACCGCTACGCCATCTTCTCGACCAACATCATCGGTCTTCCGATCAACGCCACCTCTTCGGTGACGGCGGGCGGCGCGGTGGCCAGCTTCACCACCAGCTCCGGCTCCTCGTCGGTCACGGTGACCTTGGCAAACCACAACTTTCCGGTGGGGGCGACCTTCCCCATTCTAGTGCCGACCACGGTCGGGGGCATCACGCTCTACGGCAATTACATCGTACGCAGCGTTCCTACGACCAGCACGTTCATCATCACCGCCGAAAACACCGCCACCTCGGCGGCCACGGTGTCGATCAACGGCGGCAAGCCGCAGATCAACTATTACGTCGGTCAGACCTCGCTGCCCCCCGCCACCGGATACGGCGCGGGCGGCTACGGCGCGGGCGGCTACGGCTCCGGTGTGACCGCGTCGGGCGGTCGGTCCTTTGCCACCATCAGCGCCACCTGCAGCGGCACCACCGCCTCGATCACCGTGGCGGGCAATTACAAGGTGCCAGCCGGTTCGCAGATCACGGTCGCGGGCGTCACGCCGAGCGGCTACAACGGCACATGGACGGTGACCTCCTACACCGCTGGCACCAACACGGTGATCCGCTTCACCGTGCCGTCCACCCTGACCGCCCAGACCGTGGCCGGAACCCTTGCGGTCAACGTCTGGGGCTTCAGCACGGTCGAAGACTGGTCGCTCGACAACTGGGGCGAATATCTGATCGCCAATCCTGAAGGCGCGGAAATCTTCTACTGGAACCCGTCGGACGGGGGCGGCTATTCCTCGGTGGTCCCGAACGCGCCCAAGATCAACGAGGGCTGCTTCGTCGCCATGCCGGAGCGCCAGATCATCGCCTATGGCTCGACCTTCACCGGCATCCAAGACCCGCTGCTGATCCGCTGGTGCGACATCGGCAACTTCACCTCTTGGGTCGGCACCGTGGCCAACCAAGCCGGTTCCTTCCGCATTCCCAAAGGCTCGAAGATCGTTAGCGGCCTGCAGGGTCCGCAGCAGGGCCTGATCTGGACCGACCTCGGCGTCTGGTCGATGCAGTATATCGGCCTGCCGCTGGTGTGGTCCTTCAACGAGATCGGCACCGGCTGCGGCTTGATCGGACGCAAGGCCGCCGCCACGCTGAACGGCGCGGTGTTCTGGATGTCGCAAAGCCAGTTCTTCATGCTGTCCGGAACGGGGGTTCAGCCGATCCCCTGCCCGATCTGGGACGTGATCTTCCAAGACATCGACATGACCTTTGCCAGCAAGATCAGGTGCGCCACCAACGCGCGCTTTGGCGAGGTGGTGTGGTATTATCCGACGACCGGATCGAACGGGGTGCCGACGAAATACGTCAAGTTCAATCCCAATCTGGGAAGCTGGGACTTTGGCACCCTGACGCGCACGGCGTGGATCGACCAGTCGGTGCTGGGCGCGCCCATCGGCGCGGGCGGCGACAATGTGATCTACCAGCACGAAACCTCGACCGACGCCGACGGCAACGCGATCAACGCCTACATCCAGACAGGCTGGTTCACGCTGGAAGACGGCGACCTGAAGACCTTTGTCGATCAGGTCTGGCCCGACATGAAATGGGGCTATTACGGCGGGGTGCAGTCGGCCAACGTCAAGATCACCTTCTTCGTCGCCGACTATCCCAGCGGGCAGGTGCGGACGCACGGCCCCTATACGGTGACGCAGGCCACCACCTACATCACCCCGCGCCTGCGCGGTCGCCTCGTCTCGATCCGCGTCGAAAGTGACGACGTGGGGTCGTTCTGGCGACTGGGCAACATCCGCTACCGCCTTCAGCCTGACGGGAAATTCTGATGTCCTCACTGTCCGACATTCTGACCGCCGCCAAGAACATCGTCACCGCGCTGAACCAGCTTGGCCAGACTTACTTGTCGGTCGAGGGCGCGAAACTCTATTCCGACATCACCCAAGCCACGGTGGTCATGTCGGGACAGGGCCGCATCGCCCGCGTCTCGGTGGTGGTGGCCGGATCGGCGGCGGGGGCGATCTATGACGCCAACGTCTCCACCGCGACCACCAACCAGCTCTGGACCATCCCGAACACGGTGGGCGTGACCGAGATCAATCTCCCCGTCAACAACGGCATCGTGGTCGCGCCGGGCACCGGACAGACCGTCGCCATCAGCTATTCGACCCCATAAGGAGCGCGCCATGACCGATCCCGTCAAGACCGCCGTCGAAATGGCCCGCGCGCCGCGCAAGAAGAAGATCAAGGTCCACAAGGGGCCGATCCATTCGACCGTGGCGGGCCGCACCGACCATCTGCCGATGCATGTCGCCTCCGGCTCTTACGTCATCCCCGCCGACATCATCTCGGCCATGGGGGAAGGCAATTCCATGGCGGGCTTCAAAGTCGCCAAGTCGATCTTCTCGGTGCGTGGCCCGTACGATGAACCAATCGAGGCTATGCCCTATGGCGGCGGTGAGATGCCCTATGACCAGCCTGCGCCGCGCAAGCGCGCCTCCGGCGGCAACGCCAATGCCACGGCGGCCATCGCGGCGGGCAACCACCGGGTGGCCGCCAACCGCGCCGCCTCGGCGATGTACGCCCAGCAGGCTAACCAGCGCGACGGCACCCCGATCCCCCGCCACCTGCAGGGGGTTGCGCCTCCTGCCGCATCTGGCGCGACGCGCAGCGGTGGCACCGGCAGCTTCGGTCTGCCCGATCCGGCATCGGGCGGTGTGTCGAGCCTCTTCGGGGTGCGCGGCCTGACCGATTTCGTGGACGGCGGCGGCTTGGGCGCGTCGGGCGACCAGTTCAAGGGCGGCATGATCTCTGGGGCGATGAACCTGCTGGGCGTCACCCCTTACACCGCCAAGGCGGCGGGCGGCCCCGCTGAGAGCGATGACGCGGTTCCCATCGTGGCGGCGGGGGGCGAATACGTCATCCCGCCGGAGGATGTGGCCCATATCGGTAGGGGGTCCATCGACGATGGCCACAAAATCCTTGATGCTTTCGTGAAAAAGATGCGAAAAAAGACCATCAGAACCCTGCAATCCCTGCCGGGTCCAAAAAAGGATTAGACTGATGGATGATGTCGCCGTTCGCGTGGCTGTCGAAGCGGATTTCAACTCACTGATGGACCTTGCCTTGGACGCCTGCCGCGAGAACGCGGTCGTGGTGCCGGAGGTAGAGAAAGTGGCCCTCACCCTGTGGGGCGCGATCATCCGCCAGACCGGCATCGTCGGTGTCATCGGTTCTGTCGGCGCACCATTGGAAGGGGCGGTCCTTCTCTCGATGGGCGAGATGTGGTACAGCAAGGAACTGATCTTGGAGGAAAAGGGCATCTTCGTGGCCCCCGAATTCAGATCGGCGAAAGGTGGAAGGGCAAGAAAGCTGGCCGAATTTGCCAAACTGACTGCGCGAGAACTGGGCATCCCCTTGGCTATCGGGGTGCTGTCCTCGTCGCGCACCGAGGCGAAAATCCGTCTCTATGAGCGTGTCTTTGGCGAACCGGCTGGTGTATACTTCCTTTATGGTGCGAAAACAGGCCTCGCTGACGGGCCGGATGGAGGCTCCTGATGGGCGGCAAAACTTCGACCACGACGCAGCAGGTCACGATCCCGAAAGAGGTCATGGATCGCTACAATGCGGTCAACAAGCGCGCCGAGGCCTTGGCTGATACGCCCTTCCAGCAGTATTCGACCGACCCGTCGGCGTTTGTCGCGCAGATCAACGCCCAGCAGCAGGGCGGCTTTGACACCATCAACAACGCCTCCGGCTCCTACCAGCCCTATCTGGCCAAGGCGACCGACATGGTCGCCGTTGGATCGGGCAGCGCCCAGCCGCGCGCACTGAACCTTGACCAGTTCTACAACCCCTTCCAGAGCCAAGTCATCGACGCGACCATGAAGCAGATGGGGCAGGCCAACGAGCAGGCGCAATCCGGCGCGCTCGGCACGGCGATCTCGTCGGGGGCCTTCGGCGGGGATCGCGCAGGTATCGCGGCGGCCAACCTTGCCAACCAGCAAAACCTCGCCATGGGATCGACGCTGGCCGGTCTGAACTCGCAGAACTACCAACAGGCGCTGCAGGCCGCGATGCAGCAGCAGGGCCTCTATCTGGGGGCCGATCAGGCCGATCTGGCGCGCAAGATGCAGGCCGGTCAGATGTACGCCGGTCTGGGGTCGCAGGCGCTGCAGTCGGGGCTGGCGGCGGGCGAGGCGCAGATCAACGCCGGTACGCTGGAGCAGCAGACCGAACAGGCGGGCAAAAGCGCGCTCTACAACCAGTTCCAGCAGCAGCAGGCCTATCCGTTCCAGATCGCCCAGTTCCTTGCGAATATTGCGATGGGAACCGGCGCGCTGTCGGGATCGACCACCACCACCACCCAGCCCTCGTCTTTCTGGTCGGATCGCCGCCTCAAGACCGACATCAAGCGCGTCGGCACCGCCGACAACGGACTGCCGGTCTACACCTTCAAGTACAAGGGCGACGACGCCGAACAGACCCATGTCGGCTACATGGCTGACGAGGTCGAGAAGCTGCACCCCGAAGCCGTGGGCGTGGCGGGCAACGGCTACAAGTTCGTCGATTATGACCGCGCTTCGCGCGCCAGCGGCGGCGGCGTGGCTGGCCCCTACGGCATTCAGGCCGGATCGCAAGACCCCTATGCAGCGGGCTATGTGCCGCAGGCCTATCTGCCGGTCGGCGAATTGATGATGGCTGATCCCGCGCTTCTGGATCGCGCCGAGCAGAGCATGGCGCAGCAAATAGACGCCATGAACCGTTTTGGCGAAAACATGATGGCGCTGAAGGACAAATATACCGCCGCCCGCGACTGGTGGCGGGGCGAAGAAACCGCTGCCGAACAGGGCGAGGCTGACCCCGCCAAGGCGTGGCGCGGCGGTGTGGCGGGCTATGCCGAGGGCGGCGCGGCCTATCTCAGCGCGCGGGGCGGCCTAAACCCCGTCGATACCAAGACCTATCTGTCCGACACGCTGGAAAACCAGCGCAAGCGCGATGACGAGGTCATGCGGCCTGCCAGCGCGCCCAGCCAAGGCAAGAGCGGGTTTGAGAACGTCCTCGACGCGGGCAAGATGGCGATGACCCTTTTCGGGTTCGAGCGCGGCGGCGTTGCAGGTCGCCATGGCTATGCCACCGATGGCGCAGTGGACGACGAAGAGCGCAAACGCTTGCTGCGCGAAGACGTTCCTGCACCGCAAACGCTGGGCAGCTTGCCGGAAGCAACTGTGCAGCCTGCCACCACGCCCAAAGACATGGGGTCCGACCTCGGCACCGCCATCCGCGCGCTGGGGCGTGACGCCGAAGGCTACGGCCAAGGTCAGGTTGATCCCTCTCTGTTTCGTGCCGCAGGCCTAGCGGCTTCCGCAACGCCCGCTGTTAAACCCGCTGCTGCCGCGCCGGTTCCCAGAGACATCGTCAAATTGGCGGGTGCCGCCATCGACCGCGCATCACCTAGCGCCCCCGCGATCACGCCCACTGCGGCTTTGCCGCAGGCAGAATTTGATCCGCGCGATTTCTACCGCACGAACATTCTGAAGCAAGAAAGCGGTCATCGTCAGTTTGACCAAAACGGAAAGCCGCTGACCTCCTCTGCGGGTGCAGTCGGAATTGGGCAAATCCTGCCCTCGACGGGTCCGGAAGCGGCCAAACTGGCAGGCCTCCCGTGGGACGAAAACCGCTTCTACAACGACGCGAACTACAACGCGGCGCTGGGCGAAGCCTATTTCCTGCACCAGTTCAACACCTTCGGCAGCATCGACAAGGCGGCGGCAGCCTACAATGCTGGGCCTGGCGCTCTGTCATCGGCAATTGACCGCGCAACGGCGATGGGTGGTTCCTACCTCGATTACCTGCCCGCCGAGACGCAAAAGTACGTTCTTGCCACTACGGGGCTGGGCGGTAGCGGGGGCTTGGGGGGCGGGCGCGACCGCCTGTCTTTCGCGGCCAGCGCGCAACCTGAATACGGCAGTGCCAGTGGAAAGCCGTACGCCGAGCGAAATCGTCTTGGCCAGATGATCTATGACCGCGACGGGCGCGTGAACAAGGATGCCCTGCTGTCGATCCTGTCGGGCATCGGCACCATGGCTTCTTCGCCGTCGCGCTATCTGGGGGCCTCGATCCTGCAGGGCATCGGCGGCGCGGCCAACACCTATGCGGGCCTGCAGAAGCAAGCGGCTGACATCCGCAACATGGATGCCGAGACGGCATCGGTGGCGACCCAACTGCTGAAGAACTCGATCTTCCAAGACCCGATGACGCAGCAAAGCTACATCTACCTGCAGAACGGCGACACGCAACTCTTCACCGACTGGCTGACCAACCCCGCTGGCCCCTCGGCGGCGGGGGTGGAGGGCGACCGCATTCTGCGCGGCTTGGCCGAAAATGGCTTTGGGGGCGCTGACGCGCCCTTCAAGATCGACTACACGCCGGTTGAAACCGGCGATACGATCTCCCAGCCCGCACCCGCAGCACCTGCGGGCATGCCGGTTGCGCCGATCCAGACCACGGCGATCACCACCAGCCCCTTCCCGATCACCGACGCGGATCGCGCGGTGATCGACCGCAACACCGCCAACCTGCGGAACATGACCCCTGAACAGCGCGCGGCGGCTCTGGCTGCCAGCGAGGCGCAGCGCGCCGTGGCCGTTGGGGAAAGCGATGCCGCTTCCGGCGCGTTCCGCAACCTCAACGAACTTGGCTATGTGATGGCCGAAGCGGCAAACGGCAACATGGGACCGCTGGGCGGGTACAAAGCCTCCATGGAAGGCGTGATCAAGCAGATCGCCACCAATTTTGGTCTTGTCTACGATGGCAGCGCCGCGACGGATCAGGCGCTGCTGAACAAACTGGCGTCTTTGCAGGCCGACCAGATGACCGCCGACACGGCGGCAGCGCAACTCTTCCTGCAAAACAAGAACATCTTCCCGACCATTGAGAGCGACCCGCAGGCGGCGGCAGACATCTCGGCGGCGATGTTCGTCGATAACATGATGAAGTATGAGTACGGCCAGTTCGCCAACGATTTCTTCTCGCAACACGGACCGTTCAAGTCGATGGACGGGGCGCGGCAATTGTTCGTCGAGAAGACCGGCAACCTCTATCAGGCCGAGAAATCCAACATCTCGACCCTGTTGCGCGCCGCCGCCTCGAACGACACCCCGCCGCAGGTTCGCGCCGCGATCAAGCAGTTCATGACGGACGCCAACAGCGGCGCGTTCCGCAGCGTTGAAGAGGCGCAAGAGGTGCTGAACAAAATCTTCGACGCCATGCCGGGTGAACACGGCGTGTCGAGCGGCCTTGGCCGGTATTTCGTACGATAGGAGAACGGCATGGCTGGTGAGGGCTTTACCATCGTCAAGCGCGGCCTTGGTTCCGAGGGGCAGGGCGCGCCCACGGGCAGCAGCGCCGCCGACCGCTACGACGCGATCTTGGGGGGCAATGGAAACCCCACCCTGTCCACCTCTGGCGCAAACGCCAACCCGACCGCAATCCCGTCGCGGGTTGCTTTGGAGCGCCTGCAGGAAGGTCGGTCCAACCCGACCGGCCCCAGTGCGGCGGATTACGACAAGATGTCGTGGGGCGAATACGCCCCCATCGTGGCCGGAAACCTGCCCAGCAGCGCGTGGAATGCTGTGAAAGGCATGGGCAGCGCGGTCATGCACCCCATCGACACGGTCAGCACCATCGGCAAGCTGGGCATCGGCGTGGGCAGCAAGGCGCTGGACGCGGCGGGCGAGGCGGTGGGGTATGGGCCAGTCCTTGATCCCAGCAAGAAGGCCGCGCGGGAGCAGGTCGCGGACGCGGTCGGCACCAGCTACAAGAACCGCTACGGCGGCGGTGAAGAGGGCGAGTTTTGGAAGAACCTTGCCGAAGACCCCGCCTCCTATCTGGCCGACGCCGCCTCGGTTATGTCACTGGGTGCGGGCAGCGCGACCAAGCTGGGCTTGCTCGACAAGACCGGCAAGGTTGCCAAAGCCGCGCGCCTTGCGGAAAATCTTGACCCTGTGCAGGCCGCCATCAATGCCAGCGGAAAGGTCGCCACGACGACCGGCGCGATTTTGCCTAAGAGCCTGATGGTGGCGCAATCGGCGGCCAGCGGTCTTCCCATGAAGACGCTGCAGACCGCGCGCGATGTGGGCTTGAGCGGAAACCCTGCCCAGATCAGCGCCCTGATCAGTGCGATGAAGAAGAACCCGAATTTTGCGGGTGATGTCGTCGATCAACTGGAAAAGGCCATCGACGAAATGGGCGAACAGGCCAGCCAGCAGTACATGACCTCGGCGGCCACCGCTTTCGGACGCACCCAGCCGGTCGATCTCAGCCTTCCCCAGCAGGCGCGCGACACGGTCGAGGCCATGGTGGACCCGCGCGCCATGAACACGGTCCTGCGCGCCGCGCCGCCGTTCACCCCGTCGGACATCCAGACCGCGCAGGCCGCGATCAGCCAGTTGGACAACGCCCTGACCCATCCCGACCCGATGGCGCGCACCATTCAGGAACTGGACGTGGTCAAGAAGAACGTCAACACGCTGGCGCGCCAGATCAGCGATCCGGTCCTGCGGAGCCGTGTGCAGGCCATGGCGGGTGAACTGGTGACCGCGATGGGCAACACTGATCCGGCCTATCTCGACATGATGAAGGACTGGACCGAGTACAAGCGCCAGTTGAACAATGTCCGGAAGGATTTCGGGACAGAGCGCATGTCCGACGCGGCCCGCGCGCGCAAGCTGGCCAACGCCTTCAAGAAGAAGGACGGCGACCAGATGTTCAACGCGCTGGAAGGCACCCCGTCGGGGGCCAACCTGCGCTATTCCATCGCGGGAGATGCTTTGAGCGACCTGTCCGGAGATCGCATCCACAACACGATTGCGGGCCTTGGCGGCCCTGCGGCGGCGGCGCTTTATGCAGGGTTCCACCCTGGCGTGGCAATTGCCGCCGTGCCCGGTCTTGCCCTCGCCTCTCCCAAGATCGGCGGCTACAGCCAATATGCTTTGGGTCGCGCCCAGCGCGCGGTCAACGATGCCGCCAGCGGGTTGGCTCGGACGGCGTTTCCGCCGGTCGTCACCAATATCGGCTCTCAGGTCGGTTCGGCCATGGAGGAAGAGCCGCAGGACGAGCGCATCGGGCGCAAGGCTGGCGGTCGGGTGGGCGTAAACCACGACAAGATGGCCGAGCAGTTGGTGGGCGCAGCGGAACGTGCTAAGAAAGGGATCAGCAAGGGAACCGAAAGCCTGCTGGACATGCCCGACGACCACATCGCGCAGGCCCTTGAGGTGGCGAACAGGAGCATCTGATGGCGACGACGAACAAGAACCTTGAACAACCGGCCCTGAACTCCACCAACTGGAACACGCCGCTGAACGGCAACTTCGGCATCCTCGACGACGCCTTGGGGGGCCGCGTTTCGTTCAACGTCTCTGGCGTCGGCACCACGCCGGTGGTGCTGACCGCCGCCCAGTACCAATGTCTGATCCTGCAGTTCACCGGCGCGCTCACCGCGAACGTCAATTACCGCATCCCGTCGGGCATCGGCGGCCAGTGGATCATCTCCAACGCCACCACGGGGGCCTATACGCTGACCATTTCCAGCGGTGGCATGGGGGCCACCGTGGTGGTGCCGCAAAACGCGCGGCGCACCGTCTATTCGGACGGCACCAACATTTACGAAACCGACAACTCGGTGGCGTCTGTTGGCGCGGCGGGCAACGTCGCCTACAGCGACGGCTCCGGTCTGATCGGATCGACCGCACTGTCCTACAGCGGCAGCATCCTGCGCTCGACCCGTGATGACGCCACGACCTCGACCATCTTGCCGTCGCTTCGGGTGTCCCGTACGACGAGCGGAGCGGGGGCCAACGGGATCGGGTCCGCGATCCAATTCGCAACCGACAACAGCGCCGGAAACGAGGTGACCGGCGGCCTGATCGCCATGGTGGCCGACAATGCCACGGCCACCGCAGAGGCCTTCAGCTTCCAGTTCCATCTGGGCGCGGCGGGTGCTGCTCCCGTCAACCGCTTCACCATTTCCCCGTCGCAGTTGCTGCTGGGAACCAACCCCGTCCTCACCGCGCGGGTGGACACCAACACCGCCGTGCAGTCTTTGGCTTATGCTGGCTTTGTTGCCAACGCCGATTACGACGGATTGCCGACCGCTGGCAGCACCTACCGGCCCGACCCCAGTGGCGGCAACTTCAAGACGCTGACCAACGCCGCCGCCTTCACGCTGGCCGCGCCGACCGCTGGGGGCGATTACACAATCATCGTGCAGATCACGAACGCGACCGGCGCGGGCGCGATCACCTTGAGCGGCTTTAACCGCACGATTGGCGACGCTTTCACCACCACGGTTGGCCACGACTTCTTCGTGTTCATCACCAAGGTCAATGGGTTCACCAGCGCGGTGGTGCAGGCGCTGCAATGACCTTTCCCCTGA